AACAAAATTTCATCATCAAATGGTTGGAGATAACTTAAGAATGACAAATTTAACAGCAGCATTGCTTTTATCGCAAATAGAACAGAAGGACGAAATTTTGAATGAAAAGAAAATGACATTGGAATATTATAAAAAATACTTAGAAGAAACCAATAGTACAATTACCATTCAAAAAGATACTGAAAATACAACATCTTCATTTTGGAATTTTGCATTTCGAATTAAAGACAATGAAACTTATGAATATATTGAAAAAAAATTAAACGAATACAATATTGATACTAGACCAATGTTTTTACCTGTTCAAGGTTTTGAACATTTAAGTAATATAAAACATGCACAAAATACAAATTCAGTAAAAATTTTTAATGAATATTTATATTTACCAATGAATAATGTTAATGAAAATACTATAAAATATATAGTTTCTAGTGTTAACGAAATCATTAATAATATGAAAATTTAATAATATAAATACAAAATTTTATGAATATTAAATATGCCGAAAATTTTAATAGAAACGGCTATATCCGATGCTTTGGATAGGTTAAGTATTCTTGATGTAAAACAAAAAAAGATAGAAAATAAAGAAAAACAAGTACATATTTTATATGAAAAAGGAATTTTAGAAAATAAATTAAAAGAATATACCAATAAAGTTTCATATTACTATAAAATACTAATTTTGATTAACGAAAAAATATGGGATTTATTGGACCAAGCAAAATATAGCAATGAGTTTGGAATACATAACGAATTGTTTAAAGAAAAACAACTTGATCTATTTAAAGAACAAGAAGATTATAATGAAAGACGTTTTCGAGTAAAAAGAAAAATAGATAACATATTAAATTCTGATATAAAAGAACAAAAAGGTTATCATAAAGCTCAAGCACTAGTTTTAGGCCACTTAGGTATGGGTGATATGTTAGATGTTACAGGATTAATAAGATATTTAAGTACAAAATATGATAAAGTTGTAGTTATTGCAAAATCTAATTATTCTTTGAAAAATATAAAACAAATGTTTTCCGATGATAACACTATTGAAATATTACAAGTTAAAGATGATAGAGCAATTTCACCGGCGTATGGAGCATCACCACAAGTATTTAATACAATGTTTAAAAACTACGACCAATATTTATTAGGGTTTCACCAACATGGTTTGAGACATGTATTTAAATCAGATGATTTACCATTTTCATTTTATGATGATGTTCAAATACCTCATAATGTTTATTGGGATTATTTTCATGTAAATGTTCCTAGAAAAAGTAAAGAACTTTATAATATGTTAAATGAAAAAAATATAAGTAATTATATTTTTGTTCATAATTCATGTAGTTTTGGTGAAATTTTTGATTATAAATATATTGAAGAAAAGTTAAATACAAACAAAAATGAAGTATTATTTATAAATCCTTGCAAAAACATGTATGATGAAAATCATAAATATTTTGAATTAGCTGAAAAAATGAAAGACCATTTATTATTAGATTATGTAGATTTAATAGAGAACGCCGATTCTGTTATAGTCACAGATAGTGGGTTTTTTTCTTTGTGTATACATTTAAAAATAAATACAGATAAATGTTATTTTTTTTCAAGAGAAAATGATACATATAATTATGAATATGAACATATATGGAGCGATAAAAATAAATCGAATGATAAAACTTATAAAAAGTTTATACAAATTAATAAAAATTAAATACTCTTTTGAATTAATATTTATTCAAAAGACTATAATTATTCATATATTTAAAACATATAGATTTTTAGTATGATTAAGTCTTTGATCTGGCTGCCCAAAATGGATATTTTAATGATTCGCCTTCCCCAAATGGTTGCATCCATGATTCATCACCATCTATATCAATAGAACCATGTATTTGTGTTAATATACTTAAAACACTTTGTTCGTGTCTATTTGCAATAAACGATTTATCTTGATTATTATCATTATAAATATCTGTAAACATTAAAGGATTTTTATGTACTGCTTGCAACCATAATATTATTATTTTCATTAAATGTTTGTTTTTTTTCATTAATAATACACCCGACAAACATTGTGGACTTTTACCTATTTGACTATCAAGTTTTGTATTAAAATAATCAAAAACTTCACGTCTTGAATATTCCTTTTCTTTACATAACCCGCCTGGTCCATTATTCCCAGTCATTCGAATTGTTATTATACCTTTATTACTATCATTTAACATATCTACGTATTCAAAAAATCGTTTTTTCCCATGTGAATTTAATTTACATCCGGCATCTAAGTAAAGTAAATATTCACCATCTTTCATTTTCTTTAATTTATCAAGAATTATTTGTGGTCTCCATATACCACACCCGGCAATTCTAGGTATTTTTAAAATTTCAGAAAATTTATCTTTAAAATCATTTGATAAATCATCTGGTGAAAGTCCTGTTATAGTTTCAAATTCATTAAAATTTTTAGCTTCTTCAATCAATCGTATTCTAGCTTTTTCATATACTTGATTAGAATAAGTTATAAAATGAATTTTTGGTGTTCTTATTTTTCTTAACCAATAATTTATATTTAGTTTTTCCATATTATATTTGTTTTTTTTCTTATTTTCTTGTATTTTTTTAAATTCTAATTCTAACCATTCTTCATTTATTACATCCCAATTGTCAACTATTAATACGGGTAAATCTTCATATAAATCATTTAAATTAGAACTTATAACAATTGGTATTGCACCGACATATAATGCTTCCCAAGTACGATGTGTATCTTCCCCAGCTCCAGGCGGTGATAATATAAATTTATATTGTTTCATTACATCATAGCATTCAGGATTTGATACATCGACTTTAATTCTTCTTTCAATTTTCGATTCTTTCCAGTATGTTTTTGATGGTTTAATAAATTGTAAAACATCAGCGAAATCATTCCATTCATTAGTTGCTTTTTCTACTAGTTGACCACGTATAGAATTAGTATTAGGTGAATAATTAACTGCCAATAATTTAGTTGGAACATAATCATGTGAATTTTTTGCTAACCATTCATATAAAGTAGCGTATTGTCTATAATAATTTAAACCGATTGGTAAAGAAGACATTTTTGAATGTGAAAATGGCTTATTCCATGTGTAACAATGTTTCAGTTTTGAATTTTCTAACCATTCTGTTTTTAAATCAACCACGTCACTTTCGATTATTAGTAATATAATATCGTTGTTCATTTTATGAATAATATCATTAAAAAATTGTGTAATAACACTAGAATACCCTGTTAAACATACTAAAGGGGTTTTTGTATCAAAATTAAAATTTTCCAAATTAATTTCTTTACGCGTAATTACCAAACCATTGTTATTAATTACGTAATCAGTGAAATAATCTTCACAAATAAACTTATTATTATCATCAAAAGGTAATGGATTATCATTTCTATACATAATTTTATCATTTATAGAGTTTCTCAAATGTGGTTCCATAAATACATGTCTACCATAATCTGCTATTGTTCGTTTTATTCGTTTTTTTGATATGTCAAATAATTGCAAACGTCTTGGGTATTTTTTATTTATCCAAAATTCATTTCCACCAATATTGATATCAAATGAAAAACCCTGTTCTCTTAAAATAATTCTGCATTTTTCATCTTTTTCTTTATTATATCCGTCTAACTCTATTATAATAATATAGATAGGTATTTTCCAATCAATAGTTTCTAAAACGACCAATTCACCTCCTTCTACATCAATAGAAAATATATCAATATGTTTTAAATCTTTTAATAAATTTTTAATAGGTGTACCTGATACTTTGTATACATTATTATTATTTTTATGATGATCATTTCTAAATGAAGAAGACATTGTTTTTATTAAACCTGCTGTGGCATTATCACCTATAAACTCTATTTCTTCTTCTTTATCATTAATTGCATTTTTATAACATTTACAATTAGGTCTATTTTTGATTAAATCATTATATTGTTCTGTTGGTTCTATTAATACTCCACTAAATTTCAATGTATCTTCGAAAAATTTAGTATTTGAATATGTTAATCCATTCATTGCACCTAATTCGACAAATGTGCCATCTTTACTTTCTATATTAACATAATTATTGAAAACATAACAATCTTCACCTTGTTGTGAGTAAAATATATCTTCCATTTTAAACTTATACAAATTATTATTTTAATACATTATTTTATAAATTTATTTGTTAATACTCTATTTTTATATTTTTATATTTTTCGTTTATTGCTTCCCTTTCTATCATAAAATTGTACATCTTTTCATTCTCTTTTAAAAATTTTATTTTTTGAATAATATTTTTATCACACCAAATAAAACGTTGTTTATTTATAAACTCATCAATATCTGGTGCTCCATCATAAATCGGAATTGTTTGCGCTAACAAAGCATTGAATATTTTTTCAGTTATATAACTTTTAGTGTGACTATTTTCAAACGAAACAATAAATTTATATTGACTAAACACTTTTATCATTTCTTCGCTATGGTAACAACTTACATTTTCTAATTCCTTATGTTCACCTATAAAATGAACATCGCCAACTTTTTCTAGTAAGTTGTGTAACGTTAATTTGTTTTGATTCGCTGGATTTCTACTTGTAAAGAGTACGAATTTTTTTTTTGAAAAGGGAACATGGTATTTTTGTTTCCAATATTCTTTTACTTTTTGATAATGATTTATTCTACAATAAATATTTGGGATAATTTTATAATCAGGTGTTTCACTTGGTACACTATGATTACTGCTTATGCAAATATCTTTTTTTTTAGTACCATATGCACCAAATTTATTATAATGTTTATAATGACCTCGTAATGGTCCCCAATGCTCATAATTTTCAATGCTAAAAAATATGTTTAATTCATTACTACGTAACAAACTTTCATCTTCTAATTGTACGCTAAAAAAACATATATCAGCTTCTTCATTTTCATCAACTACTACATATTTTTCATTATCAGGTAAATACATTTCTATAAACTGGTCTTCTGGTTGTTCACAATATTTTGTGACATTTTTTTCGACCAATGTTCCAGACGATTTTATAAAACGGATTCTTTTCATTTAATTTTATCGTTATATAATATTTAAATACTTAAACATATAAATAATATGAATTCGCATAATTATGGTTTTATATTTAATGATTTGATAATAGATAATAATTATGTAATAAAAAAAGGTAAAAATGAAAAAGGTAATAATAAAATAAACAATGAAATATTATTTTATAATTATATTACAAATAATAATATAAAATTCAATATTCCATCTATTATTACAACTAGCAATGGCTATATAAAAATGGAATACTTAAAAAATACTACTATTTTAACAGAAATAGTAAATAACAAAAATTCGAATCGATATATAAGTCTATTTTTAACTAATATTAATAAGTTACATAGTCATACAAAACAAATAGATAAAACGCAAATGAAAAAAGATGTGTTATATGAAATAGAAACAAAACTTATTTCGAGATATGACCCAAATGAATTATTATTACAAGAT